GTTATTAATTAACGGTTTACCATCAACTAATACATTTCAATCAGGTGATGGCGTAAGCTTGTTTAACACATCTCACCCTACGATAGCAGGTACTTTCCAAAATACTCTGACTACGCAGGCGGATCTTAACGAAACTTCGTTAGAACAATCACTTATCGATATTGGTAAGATGACTGACGAGAGAGGTCTTAAAGTTGCAGCAAGAGGAGTAAAAATGATTGTTCCTCAAGAGCTTCAGTTTACAGCTGAGAGATTAATGAAATCTCAAGGTAGAACTGGAACAGCTGATAATGATATTAATGCAATCGCGTCAATGGGAATGATTCCTCAAGGATACAGA